TGACGCAAGACTTCGGGGCATTCCGGCAGAAGTGGATCAGCGGTTGGCCTCAGGAGGACGAGAGCGGCAACCCTACGCCGAATATCAACATCGGCCGAGACCGCATTATCACGACCGACGTTCCTGAGGCTCGTTTCGGGCAGTTCGACGCGGACGGCGTCAAGGAACTCCTAGAGGCCGTCGTTGAGGACGTCAAGCACATTGCTTCGCGTACACGCACGCCCGCACAGTATCTTCTTGGTGATATGTCCAACGTCAACGGAGAAACGCTCGCTGCGTCCGAATCCGGCCTAGTCTCGAAGGTCCATCAGCGTATGCGTGGACACTCGAATGCCGTTGAGAGTGCCATGCGTCTAGCCCGAGAAATCGGTGGATACGGCAAGCTTGACCCCGGAATCATCATGGAAACCGTCTGGCACGACCCTGAGCACCGCACGAAGGGCGAACTGACGGACGCCGCCGTCAAAGCTCGCCAGGGTCTCGAAATGCCGATCCCCGCAACCTGGGAGATGATCGGCAAGTCTCAGGCTGAGATCATGCGCCTTCTCGAAATGCGCAAGGCCGAGAAGGAAGAGGCTATGAATCAGCAGGATGCCCTGATGCAGTTGACGGAGCGCTACCGCAACGCTGGAATGACCGGAAACGACGGCCAGCAGAAGCCTGGAGCGGCCGGAGATCAGCAGAGTGGAGGCCGCCCCGGCGGGCAGGGACAGATCCGTGAACAGCAGGTGAATCGCCCCAACGGAGTGACGAAGTGATCCTATGACCGTAACCGCACCGGAATGGGCCGCCGATCCGCGAGCCCGCGCGGCCTACGCGCTTTCTGCACAACATCAGGCATCGCAGGCTGAGATTCGCGCGTCCATCGTTACTGGCGTCATCGGAGCATGGGCGACGATTAACGTCCAGCAGTTGGTTGCATCGTGGTTCAGTGGGACTCTGGACAGAATCTTCACCCTGATCTCGCTTGGTCAGGAAACCGTTGCTCAGGAGTCGAGTTCGTTCGTCAAGTCGACTCTTGACGTCCAGGGGATCGACGTCGACATTCCCATCATCGACGCGCTTCGTTTTGCTGGGATCTCTTCCGATGGACGGGCTCTTGACTCACTCTTGACCGGAGCGGTTGCGCACACCTTCGAAAGGCTGAACCGTGGGGATTCGCCCGACGTCGCGCTCAAGGCCGGTGCAGACTTCCTCACCCTGGTCACTTCGACGCAGATTAGTGATGCAGGTCGCGCAGCAGATCAGGTTGCAATCGTTTCGGCTGTCCCGACGTCGTTGAACGTAGAACTTGCGGAACCGGATCGGACAACCCCACCCTCACGAAAGAAGCTTCGATACGGGTGGGTTCGGATGCTCACACCTCCGTCGTGCTCTCGTTGTGCGATTCTGGCCGGACAGTTCTACAAATGGAATGACGGCTTTCTTCGCCATCCGATGTGCGACTGTCGACACATTCCTGCCGTGGAAGACGTGGCGTCCGATCTTACGACAGATCCGAACGCTTACTTCAACTCGCTGACCAGAGAGCAGCAGGATCGTTACTTCGGGGTTGCGAATTCGCGAGCGATCCGAGAAGGGGCCGATCTAAATCAGGTTGTGAATGCGACTACCCGAAAGGGTGCGATGTTCACGGCCGACGACGGACGACGCTATACCCGCGAGGGGACCTCCCGCCGTGGAGTTGCTGGCTCACGGATCAGTCGGAGCGGAAACAAGGGCAAGGTCTTGCGCCCGACCCCTTGGCAGATTTACAGGGACGCTCGCGGAAGCCGCGAAGAGGCCGTGAGGCTCCTCCGGAAGTTCGGGTACGTGCTATAAGGCATGACCCAGGACATGAGGTATATTCTCTGACGTCGGCCCCCACCGCACGGAGAGGGCGACACGAAGACTCCGAGTTGACCCGCAGGGGCTCTCGGACCACCCGCATGGGAGGTAGGTATGTCGGAGGGCGCACCTGAGGGAACTGGTTCGGAAGGCCAGAGACCAGAGGGACAGCAGAATCCACCGGCGCCTACGGGAGCAACGCAGCAGACTGGTTCAGAACCGGACTACAAGTCCGAGACTGAGCGTCTACGCGAGGAACTGAAGAAGTTCCGTCGCATGGAAGACCAGTTGAAGGCAATGCGTCCGAAGGCCCAGAAGTTCGACGAGATGCAGCAAGCAGCGCTAACTGCCGAGGAACGCGCTCAGCTAGCCGTACAGACGGCCGCAGTGGAGCGCGATGCCGAGAAGAACCGCGCTGCTTCCGCAGAACGAGAACTCGCGAAGTATAAGGCAGCAGCCAAGCACGGAATCAAGGAAGAAGACATGACCTTCCTTGAGGGCATCGGAATCGATGACCTAGACAAGGCTGCCGAAAAACTCGCGAAGCGTCTCAAGATGACGGACATTCCGAACTTCGATGGCGGACCACGCACCGATCCTCCGGCTACCAGCGACATGGGCGATTTCCTTCGCCAGCAGATTGACCGCGCTCGCGGTCGTCGCTAAGCCGGTGGTCCGAAGCCTCCTCAGGCCGGACTACCAAGTCCGAAGCCTGAGGAGGCTTTCTCATGGTTTACAACAGCCTAACGTCGCGTACCGACGTTGCGGCGCTCATTCCGGAGACGGTCTCGAACGCCATGCTGGGAAAGGCCGTCGAGTCTTCGGCGGTCCTGCGGTATTTCGGCCGCATCCCCGTTCCCGGCGGAACTCTCCGGTTCCCCGTTCTGAGCGCTCTACCCGTCGCCTACTGGGTTGATGGCGACACCGGTCTCAAGCAGACCACAGAGGTCGGCTGGAGCAACAAGTACATGACCGTTGAGGAAATCGCGGTCATTCTGCCGATTCCTGACAACGTGGTCGCCGACGTTGCGGAGCGGTCCCTATGGGACGAGGCTATGCCTCTGATGATCGAAGCGTTCGGCCGGGTCCTTGACTCTGCCGTTTTCTTCGGCACCAACGCTCCTTCGTCCTTCCCGACGAATGTCGTGGCAGCAGCTACGTCCGCGAGCAACACCGTCACGATCGGCACAAACGCTGCCGCTGCCGGTGCGTTCCTGGGCGATATTGACGACTCCTACGGAAAGATCGAAGAAGACGGTTTCGACGCGACGGGCTTCATCGCTTCCATCGCTATGAAGCCGAAGCTTCGTAAGGCTCGCGACACGACCGGTCAGAAGCTTGACGCTGGCCGCGTCTCCGGAGATCTTCAGAGCATCGACGGTTACCCGATCGGGTATCCAATGCGCGGTATGTGGCCTTCTGGCACCGGAACTGCCCAGATGATCGGTGGAGCTTGGGATAACTTCCTGGTCGGTGTCCGTCAGGACATCACCATGAAGGTCCTGACCGAGGCCGTCATTCAGGACAACACCGGCCAGATTGTCTACAACCTGGCTCAGCAGGACATGACTGCTGTCCGTCTGACCTTCCGTGTCGGATGGGTCGTCAAGAACATCATCAACAACGATCAGCCCGTCGAGGCCAACCGTTACCCTGCGGCTGTGCTCCTTTCCGCCTGATCCCTCCGAACAGCCCGGGGGGCTACGGTTCCCCGGGCTTTCGAGCGAGACCCACTGAGAAGAGGAAAAGACAGACATGGCTACTACAAGCGGCGCTGCTCCGCTGGTCACGAAGCTTGCGGTCGAAGTTCAAGCCCTTGCCGTCGGTGCGGACAGCACAATCGTCGCCCGAGTTCCGTATGCCGGAAATGTCACCGGAGTGACCTATGTTCCGATTGCTGCGATGACCGGGGCCGCAACGAACAACCGGACTCACGCCGTCGTGAACAAGGCCCAGGACGGCACCGGAACCACTTCCGTCGCGTCCTTGAGCTATGGCAACGGAACCAATGCGGCTGCCTTCGATGAGAAGACCATCACTCTCACAACTACGGCTGCCGATAAGGTCGTTGCTGCTGGGGATATTCTGGCCGTGAGTTCCACTCACGTCGGAACCGGCATCGCGGACCCAGGTGGCACGATGTTCATCGAGATTTCTCGCGACTGATCGGAGACCGGAACATGGCGAGCAAGAAGACAGCAACGCCAGTTCAGGTTGAGGAGGAAGGGGCTCCTGCCGTCGAAACCGTGGACAAGTTCGCGGAATTCCACGCAGAGGCCGTAATGAAGGGAAAGATCAAAATCCAGCGCATGGATGAAGATCATCCCGACGACCCGACTCAGCATGTCCAGGCTCTCAAGAATGCAACTGAAGTCGGAGTTTTCGACTACCGGTGACCGAATCCGTTAGGAGGGGCCGTCAATGGCCTACAACGTTACGACCGCCGATATCGAGGATCGTTGGCGGCCCCTCACTGCGGCAGAAGATGCAGTTGCGACAGTTCTTCTCGTTGACGCGGGTCTGAAGCTAGACACGGCGCGGCCGACGCTCGCCGCCGCCGTGGCGGCCATGACGGTCCCCGAGCGACTCGTTATCATTCTGCTCTGCGATATGGTAATTCGCGTCATCAGCAACCCAGACTTGAACAGAACAATCAATATCGGTGCTGACGGTGCTATTGGTATCACGTATGCGCTTGAAGTTTACCGTTCGCGTCTTGGCTTCGCCCCTGGCGATCTGGACGCGCTAGACAAGGCAATGTCTGAGGCCGGAGTGATTCCGCCCAAGTTCATCGGCCGGAAGTTGACTTCCACGATGAACTATCGGACGTCTCTCGAACCGTAAGGCATCGTCATTTTTAGCCTGAGGAGAAGCTCCATGTCGTCCATGTCTCCACGCGGAGAGCTTTCGGTCCGTCAGATTCCGCTCATCGAACGTCCGACTATTCGTTCTCTAGAGGACGCAATTCGTTACGGAACACCGGATGGCGAAACGAAGATTCGATTCTGGTCTCGTGCCGCAGCCAAGCGTCGCGCCGAGTATCAGGCTCGAAACGCTCAGCATTTCATCCGTTCCATCCGGGATCAGGTTTTCTCTGATGGCGGCGTGCTCCCCAATCGTCTTCAAGCCATCGGTCACCTCTGGCTCGCGAAGGTTCATCTTGATGGCGATGTCGAAGATCTTGGCCTAGTTTCGTGTCGAGTTGTCACGGACACCGGAGTTCAGTTCATCGTAGATGCTTTCCAGAACCTTGTAGAACTAGAAATCATGAAGTATCACGGCGTTGGAACCGGAACAACCGCTGAGAATGCGACACAGACTGCCCTGGTCACTGAACTAACCACTCAGTATTCGTCGTCCAATACACGTCCGACCGGCTCTCTCGGCGAAAAATCCGGAGACGCGAAGACGTACGAAACTGTCGCTACAGTGACGGTTTCTGCTT